GTTTTATCCCTTATTGTAAGGTCTTTTGTATGCCAACCCTCGGAAGTACGAGAAGCAGGCGGAGGCGAAACCGCTTGAGGTCTAGGGCGAGGAGGGGTCGGCGCTCACTAGAGCGCCAACCCCTCGAGGGCCCTGGCCAACCAAACCATGCTGAAGGTCCGACAGCTAATACAAACGGGCGTCTCCGGATGCGACCGGCACTCTCCCGACGGGGGGAGTTGCGGGTTGTTAGGGAGATGGAGGTAAGGGGCTTGAGGGTGGACAGGAGGTGGTACACGCCCAACCAGTGCCTGGTGATTGTTTTCGCCAGACTGGAGGAGCGACCCCCTACCCCCGAGCCCCCGATACAGGGGACGGAGTTGGTTACCTGGCGGCGACCGCCGACCATCATCCCTAACACGTGGGACAACCCTGGGCAGGAAGCCACGCCCGCGAGCACGCGACCCCCAACGCCAGCCACGAGTCCTGGAGATAGCGGACCGGAGCAGGCCGGAGAGGATGTTGAGGTTGAAGATAGTACCTCCCAGCAATTGGTTGAGGCAATGGAGACCCCAATGTTCGTAGTGGGTGAGGTGAACAGGCCCTCGACTACCATGTCAGAGCCTGGTCGCACTCGAAGTGCTTCCGAGGAGGAGTCCGTCCAGTCACTCGGTACAGGAGTGTCAGTCCATAGTTCATGGACGCGTGTCAGGGAGTCATTGGGTCTTGGGCGGCGTAGCCCACCAGGTGGTCCACCCTCATCCGCACCCAGCTCAAGCGCAACTCGGTCTACTATAGGCCCAGGCGATAGCGTCTCACAAGCGAATGCTAGTGGGTCTGCTTCCGACTCGGATACCGGTCGGGCTCGTCCCCAACCTGTGATCATGCAGCAGGATTTGACAAAGGTGGAGATGCTCGCTGTGGTTCTAACGAGGAACGCGGAGGCAATGGGGCTTGACCCAGAATTCTACTCCTACATGGTGCAGAAGGCCATGTATTCATCGAGGTCCTCTCGAAGGGCTGCTGAGCTCCGTAATAAGGGGGCGGCATGGCTCGACACGGAGCGGAAAACCTGGTCAGCAGCGGAGAGGACGGCACAGCTCGCGTATGTGATTCCTCAGGTGTTGAAGATGACCCCAGCTGAGGATACGCTGTTCAATGAGTTGCGTCGGGGACAATTCTGGTTTGATGGTGCTATCAACCAGACATGGCAGATGGATGCCTTCGCCCGCACCGGGAGATTTCCGAGGTATGTTAAGAGGCCTTGGACCTGGTGGAGGGCGGCCATCCCCTCCCACTAGGGCTGCCCAACATCCCGAAGGGCCCTGTGTTCTCGCGGCAAGGATTTGTCCATCTTGTCGAAAGGATGCAGGATCGTCAGGGTCCCGAAGGATGATGGGTGGCAGCACAACAGGAGGGTCCTCTCGATCGCTAGACCCAACCTGGAGGATTTGTGGGACACATTTGTGCACGAGGATTGTGTCCACAATCAGATCACAGCGATCCACAACAGGGTGTTGGGGAGAGTACCGGAACCAAACCCAGTTGCTTTAGCGCGGTTGACTTGCGCAGCTAGACGGATTGGCCTCGAGTTGCGGGGGACCACCGTTGATGATTATGGGGTGTTGCCGCTTCATTATAGGGGAGCTAAGAGAAGGAGATATGAGGAGGCTACTGAGGCCGTTCTCCGTTACGGTTGTGACAAAGCAGATAGTCACATTAAGATGTTCATTAAGTGCGAGAACATCCGGTATCTCCAGGGGCCCCAAAAGAAGATCAACCCAGATCCACGCCCCATACAATTCCGGGACCCTAAGTTCATGGTAGAAATCTCCAGGTTCCTAAAACCCTTGGAACCTCTACTGTACAATTTACAAGGTAATCGCTTCAATAAGTTGCCTCCATCTCGAGCGATAGGGAAGGGTTTGAACCAACGTGAGCGTGCAGAACTCCTCGCCCACAAATTCGATAGGTTCACAAGTCCCATAGTAGTCTCAATTGACGCCCACAGGTTTGATCAGCATGTCAGTAAGGGGTTGCTCCAAGTTGAGCACTCCGTGTATCTGGCAGCTAATTCAGACCCCACCTTCCAGAGGTTGCTTTCCTGGCAATTGCGGAACACTTGCTACTCGACGAAAGGTATCAAGTATGTAGCCGAAGGGAGGCGGATGTCCGGGGATGCCAACACCGCCCTGGGAAATTGCCTCATTATGGTTCTGATGGTTCAGGACTATTTTGTAGGTAAGGGTATCAAACGTTGGGACCTTCTCGATGATGGTGATGATTGCTTGGTGTTAATGGAGGCTAAGGACTATCCCGAGTTCGCCTTAGAGTGCGACACCCACTTCCTGCAATTTGGAATGGAAGTGAGGGTAGAGGCCATTGCTTATGATCTTGAGCAAGTGGAATGGTGCCAGTCCCGGCCAGTGAGCCTAGGGGATGTAAGGAAGTTTATCAGAAACCCTTGGAAGGTTCTGAGCTCAACGTTGACCAGCGCTAGGTGGCAGCAGGCGACGACTGTCAACTCTCGTCGGAAACTGCTGAACAGTATAGGGCTCTGCGAGTTGGTCCTCAACCAAGGTGTTCCTGTTTTACAGGCCTTTGCGTCTTCTTTGGTTCGTATAGCCGGGACGGATAAGCAAGCGAGGTTGAGCCCTAGTGATAATTTAACCTATCGGGTCGAGAAGGAGATTGGTAGGAAATTGGGCAAAATCCCTAAGTGGAAGGCAATCCCCATAACTGACGAAGCTAGGGATAGTTTTTGTAAAGCTTTTGGGATAGATCACGACGCCCAGCGGAGGTTTGAAGCCTACTTCCAAAGCTGGACGTTTTCTCTTGATGGGTATACCGAGTTGGGGAAACACATTGATGTACCGATGTGGATCCTTGATGAGAATTACCCCGAAAGGGCAAAATAGGCTATGGGGTTCAGGGGGCTGAGTAGCCCAAAACGGTGAACTTTGTTCTTAATATTTCCGTGCTAACCAAAATGCCGAGAGACTGCACGGCGCTAGCTAAAGTAGTTCCCCCTGAATGTACAGTCCCCTTATGGTGGGGGTACCCCATACACACCATGCAACCAAAGAAGAAGAATGGAAAGAATTCCAACCGCGGCCGAGGAGGGACTACCACTCGCGGCCGTGGAACAGGCGGTCGAGGACGATCTGGTCCACCGCGTGCTAGACTCCAAGACAATCGGTTCTTATTGTCTGTGGTTGATCCTTTTAATGAGCCTAGCGCTCATATTCCGGATGATAGGAGTACTGATTCTGGGCTGGTTACGTCCAAACTCAGTTTTACCTCAGCATTCAGTGCCGTCGGTGGTACATCCACCAGCCATAGTTTCGGATTCATCCTCCCCCCCTACCCGTATTATGCCTGCCTCATTGAATCGTCGGCGGGCAACGGGACCTTAACCGACGTAAGCTCAGTTTCTGGCGTTTGGTATAACCAATCGTCCACCTCGACAAACCCGTTGAGTGTGCCCAATTTGACTGCAATATTGGGCGATCCTAACACTCCAGCTCGGGTGAGGTGTGTTGGAATAGGATTAAGGGTGATTTATGAAGGTTCCGAGATGAATAGGTCTGGGAAGTATGTCGCGGGACTTTGTCCTGCTGATTACTTGGCTAAGCCCACCAGCGGAACGGTCAATGCATTGTCCTGTTTGAGCACCCTAGCGGGTTCCACCACTGCCTCCGTAGCCACAGTCAGAGGATTAATGACCAGGGTGAAAGAGGAAAGGATTGGTGATGTCCCGTTTGAATGTCGATGGGTGCCCGCGGGAGTGCCTGCGTACCAGGTCACTGCCGCCACATGGACGGGCGGAGCCGCTGCTGCTGGAGTGGTAAGCACCAGCACTGGTTCCCCTGTTAGCTCATTGTGGTGTCAAGAGATGGGTGGTCCTGGCGCAGAGATTGGCCAAAACGCTCTGGTATTTCTGGTGGAGGGTGATAATACCTCCTCTGCCTTAGTGTCCTCTAATGTGTATTCATTTGAGCTGATTTGGCACTGGGAGGTCATTCCTTCCTCTAAGCCTACAGTTTCTTATGATCTCACGCCTTCCCCAGCAGATCCCATGCGCCTTGCTCAGGCCATAAATGTGATGAGCCAAGTCTCTGTCACTCGGCCTAAGGCCAAGGGAAATTTTCGGTAAAGGCCCGCTCACGGGGCACCGTGGCGGGCCAGTCTGGAGGGGTTGGCACGGGACCTTCAAGGCAACTATTTGGCGGATCATCGAGAGCAGCCCTAGCCGATGCTCCAGCCCCATCCGGTAGTCAGGATTTTCCTGATGGGGGGGCATTGCCCCCCGAGCTCGTCGAGCCTATCTCACTAATCGTAGCAGCCACCCCAGTCTACGGATTGGCAGCATATGCTGTGAATAGCACTGTTGTCAACGGGGCAGGGGAAATCATAGAACAAGATATGCTGGAGGCGATGATCGATGAAGACATCGCCGCCGCCACCAACTCATCTATTGCAGGGATGAGGAGTGCAGCCACCCTTGAGGAGGTTGAGGCTATTGCTACTGAGTTTGAGGTTTTGTTCGAGGAGCTAGTTAGTCTAGCTGAGTTCGTTGCCATCCTCTAGGTTGGCCCAAGTAGGTTAGCGTAAAATCCTCTGGGCGATTGTTGTCGTCTGGACGCTTAATGCGAGTTCACAACTGGTACCCGTCGCTATGACAGAGTGCCACCCTTCGGCTTCGCCTCCGAGGTGTGGTTAATTAAGGCGCCTGCCAGAGGATAAGCTTGGGACGCCAAGTGATGCCATGGTTATCTGGAAGAGCCGTGGCTCCGTAGTCACTGGGGCTATGAACCCCGTCTGACCCTCTCGGCAGATGATGGCCTGAGTAACAGGACTTCTGTGTGCATTGGGATTTCGGGGGGATGAACCCCAAACTATGTACCATGTGGAGCACGATCCGTGCGGACTTAGTCCAGCCTGTCCGACTGACGAAGGGCATTAGCCCACCCCAACGGGAGGCGAGTCAGCGGGCTGAAGGGGGGGGCGACACCTCCTTCACTACACTCTCCAAACTGGACACAG